GATCTCTGCAACGGCTTCTTCTGGGGCGGCTTCTTCTTCTGGTGCGGCTTCTTCTGGAGCTTCTTCTGCTGGAGCGGCTTCTTCTGGAACAGGAACGGCTTCTTCTATAGCCACATCTTCTGGTGCAACAACCGCAGGATCTGGTGCGGGCTCCTTAATTTCATTTAACCTTTCTTCTAAAATAGTATCCTTTTTCGGGACCACTTTTTTCGGCTTAACCACTGGTTTTTTAACAATATTCGGCTTTTTTTTACTTGAAAAAAAACAAGAAAACATAATATATATAGTGAAGATAGTAAAAAACTGAACGATAGTACGAAAAAATAAATCAATATAAAGATTTCTTTCGCTTAATTACATACAAAATGAATCCGTTGACAGTCACTAATAAAACAATCCTTGAGTTCTATGCGAAGAATCCGACAATAGACTTTGAGACAATCAATCTTATATTCATTGAGTTATTTGAGAAAGTGTTCAAAGATATGAACCAAACCCTGTATAGCACCATAAACTCACAGATTCTTACCACCGTCACGGATTTACAGTCCTCCATCTCTCAATTGAGACACGAGCTTCCGAATTGTATTTCGTTGAAACTCCTGGAATCTAAGCGAGAATATATGGAGGATGTAAAGAACATTGTCCAGAATTCTCTCTTTCAAAATAAAGACAGCGTATACACCGTTATCTCTCAGCTAAACGAAGCGCTTATTGACAAAACAAAAATAACCTTGTCTGAAATCATTCCCAAATACAACGAATCAGCACGAAAAGAGATCGTGTTTATTATCTCTCAATTTGAGAAATCTATGGGCGAAGAGTTGGTGAAAATGAAACCGGAGAAGCCGACCACGGAGATCATAGACCATCTGATTAATAACTTTGAAAACAAATTCAATAATCTACTCATGAATATCACCAACGCAAGCGAGACCCGAATCAGCGATAACATCAATTCGGAAAAAACGATCCATGAGAAATTCCGGTCCGAAATCAGTCCGGTGATCGTAGATCTCTCAAAACATATGGATAGACAGAACGAATTCTTTGATAAATATAAAAACTCGTCATATAAAGGATCGTATGGAGAAAACAATCTGGAACAAATCCTGAGTAATTTATACCAGTCTGCTGAAATCGTCAACACGTCCAAAGAAACGGCGGCCGGCGATTTCATTTTGAGACGTATAGACTATTCTCCGATTTTGTTTGAAAACAAGGACTATTCTCGTAACGTGCCGATAGACGAAGTGAAGAAGTTCGTGAGAGATACAGAGACACAGAACTGTCACGGCATATTTCTCTCTCAACATACGGGAATAACTTCTAAACAGAATTTCCAGATTGAGACAAAGGGATGCAATGTCTTAATCTATATTCATAATGCCAAGTACTGTGCACAAACGATAAAGACTGCGGTGGATATTATAGACTCTCTCGCCGATAAAATCCGGGAATTAAAAGATAAAGACGACGATTCGATTGGAATGAAAAAAGATAATCATGACGAATCGTTTTCTATGCCGAAGGAGGTATTGGAAGAAATCAACAAGGAAGTCCATGCGTTTATTGAAAAACGCCAGGCTATGTTTCTGATTCTCAAAGAGTTCAACGGAAAGATGGAAAAAGAACTAAAATCTATTGAATTCCCATCCCTTTGCAAATATATAACGAATAAAGTGGGAACCGTTACGACGGATAAAACGGTGATAGTATGCGACGTGTGCAATGTATTTCAAGCACATTCTAATAAATCGTTGGCGGCACATAAACGGAAATGCGGGAACAAGAAGACGTTGGTTTAATAAAATAAAAGGTTAATATGTTATTAAAAGAAACTAAGGCTGAAATCTTCAACTTCTTTATTGAAACAACATTTAAGTCTTAAACGAGGATTAAAAATCGGGTCTAATTTAGGGACTCTTATTAAAATCTAAGTACGTAGGCGAAACCGGAAAATAATACGTCGCATTCGGGTCGATCATCTTAGTTGCCCCACGGAACATATTTTGTAAAGTCCCGAGGTTAGGAACAACCCATAATCTAATAGATGCAGCTTGATCTAATGAACTACAGTTTTCAAACATACTAGTAAAACTGGTTGAATCAGTACAACTTGATACGACCCAATTCAAAGGCGAGTTGAAGTTGCGACAGTTATAAAATGCTCCAAAAAATGTTGTACCTTTGGATGTGTCCCAGCCGGAAATGTTAGAGTTGAAGTTGGGACAGTTATAAAATGCTCCGTAAAAATCTGTTACATTTGATGTGTTCCATCGTGAAATATCTTCGTTGAATGTTGTACTGTCAGCAACATAACGAAAGGAGGTACAAAATACTGTGTTGAAATTACTAACGTGTGAAGGATCGCTGGTTGATGGTTTAACCGTAAGTGTGGTCCAGTTCGTTATAGCACGTTTAAGATTTGAATTTGTATAAAACGAAATTGCATTTAATGAGGCGTCTGACATTGGACCGCCTCCGACTGAATAACTAATTTGTGCAATTGTCATAGCAGGTTGCAGTTCAGATCCGGTCATTATTTCAGTTACCAATAATTGAGTTATACTTGGGTTGTTTAACAGCATAGAATACGTATAGGACACGGTATATAATTCTGATGCAGTATATCCTGCTTCGATCAGATTTGATAAAGTATAATAGCCACTACTATTTATTTCTGTTATCGTGTAAGCAATTCTCAAATCCGATACCTTATATCCAGCTGTATATAATTCCCGAATCGTATACCCGGACGTCTTCAACACGTATATAGATGGCACCTCATACCATAAAAAACAAGTTCCGCAACCACCTGGGTACGCTAAATTATAAGTATAATCAACATCACCTCCACCTCCACCACCGGTGTAAGGTACGCCGCCCCTTTGCATCAACCTCGGATAGTTTGGAGATACGAAATTACCGACTAATGCTGCTCCAAAACCTCCTCCTCCTTCACAAGGATTTGAGGCCTGTTCTGCAGAACTCGTATGATTATTACCAGCCGGCAAACTTAACCAGTTATCTGGAAATCTTTCTCCCCCATGATATCCACCACCGCCTAACCTACCATTTCCCAAACCAGATCCCCACCAATCGTTGACAAGCATTGGATTCGTCAAATGTGTTGAGGTTGAACTCGCATTATTGTACCCATTGTAATTAAAAGCATAAGAAGTATTACTACCAATATATGGGTTTTTGTTGTTAAAGTAGTTGCATATATTAGACCCTATGATAATTGTAGTATTACCATTGAAGCCGTTCGGATCTCGGTATTGCGGGTCCACAGTTAAATCAGAACTTCCACCACATCCTAATTTTCCTAATGTTAAAGTAGCGAGTAGCCCTCCAGATGCGGTTTCTGACAGTAGTGTTGTGCCGGATGAATTGTACGCTTTTAATACTGAACTTGACCCACTCGTCCCGGTTCCCGTGTCGCTATATGATCCTCCATTTCCAACCGCAATATTCATTTTATAGTTTTCCAATGAGTTTGTTATGTACTGACCAGATATGTTTCTCCCTCCGCCACCACCACTTCCGGGGTTTTGTCCGGTCCCACTCCCGGCACCTTTACAACCACTTCCACCGCCACCTACCAACAGATAATTTATGGCCGTACCAGACGGCACATTCAGAACAAGATTTGACGAGCTTTCCAAAGCCATGTGAACTCTATAATAACGAGTTCCGCTGGTAAAATATGTTGTATGGAATGAATAACCCCTTTTAAATTTACCCCCCAGTACAGCTCCAGTCGCAGTTGTATAATATAAATCTGGCGTGTTTACATCAGTCACTATGAAAGATGTTAAACCTGTAGATCCGGCAGTGCCAGTGTAAGTTAAAAAGCTTGATGTATATGTTCCTCCATAAGTGGTACCCGCGGCCGGAGTTATATTGCCTCCAGATGTTTTGAACACTAACAATTTGTTCAAGTTTGAATTGTGAGTTTGATCAAAAATATATTTTATTCTCGTTGTCACCGTTGCAGCCATAGTATCGCCATACGTAAAATTATAACTCCCGTCGCTATTGTACGTATTTAAACGTGTGATTGCCAGGTTATTTGTATAAGTTCCAGCAGGTGTAGTAGAAAGTGCAAAGTTAGTACCAACTACTTTCACATAATAAGTGACCGTTGGTATGTCGGGCGTAGTTAAGTTAGAATACGCGGAATACGCACCCGTTCCGAATATGTTTGTCGCGGCCACAGAAAAATAATAAGCAGTTCCATTTGTAAGTCCGGTGATAGTCAACCCAACGGTAGAACTTATCTGTGTATACACATCACCCGATTTAGTTGCCGCGATCACACTGTAACTCGTTATTGGGGAACCACCTGTACTTGTCGGTGCAGTCACTGTTACTGATACACTACTATCGCCAGCAGTCGTGCTTGTAATTGTCGGTATACCTGGGTACCCCAATCCCATTCCACTATTCTGTCGACTATAAAAATTTAATCCTCCCAGTGTCGTATTCGTGTAATTCAGCAATGTATATGCACCTGTGTTTCCAGCTGTACCGTTCGTAAACACTCCTGTGGTATAATATGAAGGAGAATCAAGAGTAGTCCCGAATACCAGTGTGTTACCTATATTCGTATTATTACTTTGGTCAAACAAATATACATTCCCTGCTGTCATCGTTGGCAACTGACGCAAATCGTTTATATAGAATAAACCATCACCTGATACCGTCACGGCATACGTCGTGACTGGAAGCGGTGCACCACATGAAATCGTCAGCGACTGCGGAACCACCGTCGGAAAAATCGCGTAGTTCGCTCTGGTGAACGTCTTTGTCACTGTTCCATACGGTGCAGTCACCGTTCCGGTAAGCGAGGTTCCATTTAACTCCGTAGTAGTACATCCAGAAAAAACATAGGGTAAAGGCGAACCAGGATCTAACAAAGAATAGAAATTGGCCGAAAAATCAGATCCACTGAGAACGACTGCATTGCTGACGGTTACTGCACTTGGATACTGGAAATTAAACGGGGTTGCATTGCTATACCTCGCAGCGTGTTTCAAGTAAATCGTGAAGGAAGACGAAGTAAAGTCAGTGGATTTCAAATAGTCGTTATTGAGTTTAAGACGTGCGATTGTTGTATTTCCATTAATCATATTCAATCCAGCCGAAGTAACAGCGTATGGATTGTACGATAAATCGGAAAATGAACTTCCGCTAAAGTCAAACTTGATGTTTTTTTTGGCATACCGGTTAATATAGCTGATTGAATTCACGTTTTGACTTCCCCTTCCTAACATACTTCCAAAGTTAGAAAACGAATTCATTTCTATATATGTATATGCCGAATAAACCATGACAATTAAAACGGGTTGAACAGAGTATTAAATTGATATAAACTTTATAACTTACCGACAACAATACCCTTTTTAATTCTCATTCTATAATAAATAATAATGAACTCATTCTCATCGTTCGGAAATTTCCGAAGGTTGCAAACAAAAAAAAGAGCAGTTCATCCATTTAGTCTAATTTCTCAAAATTCAAAATACATAACATTTGATTTCATCGGCGGAGATGCATATACTGATTTGTCCAACACAGTTCCTTATGCAGTCACTACAGCTGGATTGAATTTGAATCATGAAAACACGACCCTGGCGCGTCTGAAATATCAAGGAAATCCGCTACAAACTTCTGATTTTGCGTCTTCTTCCTTCACAATTTACTTAAAATATCTTTCTCCGGCGAATAACAATACAATTTACCCTTTCGGCAAACAATATCCAAGTGTATTCGGATTGAGTACACAGGTTGTATTTAGCGGGAACTCTTTCGTAGCCAATTTTTATTCGTTATTAGACCCTGGAACATCTGTTTCTTATTCCGTCGTGGGTGATGGAATTGGGTATTTAACCGGGGCGGCCAGGACTGGTACTGTACGCGCTCCGTATGAAACTTTAACATATCTATTTACGAGGTCGGGTTATGTTATTTTTCCCACCACGTCTAACTTTTCGATGGTACCTTCAGTGACTATTCCTTCACCATTACCATATACAACATACACCGTCACAGTAGTGGATGGCGTTTTTCGGTTGAATGATCTACAACAATATTATCCAACACTAACTGCTGGTAATGTTTATTTATTTGACCAAAGCAGCCCGACAAATACTGGAAACACCCTGGTATTCGGCGAGAGTATTGATAGTTTAACGAATTATACAACTGGAGTGATAACAAATAGAATTGCAGGAAGTACAGGAGCGTATACTCTGTTGAATTTCACCAGCCAGACCCCAATGTCCTTGTTATATTATAGCAATTCAGTTGCATTGATGGGGGACAGGTATCCACCTGGCGTACCGACCATAAATTCAACAACCATAGGTGGTGGAAGTGTTTCTATCGCCGTAACCCAGCCTGCAAACACCGGTGGTAAAACTTATCTCACTGGCGATTCATCTATTTCCAGTTACACTGTGGCTGCAGCGACTTTGTTAAGTGGAGTTTATACTATAAGAACGACGGCAATTGGGACATCTACTCCGATAACAGTAACTGGATTAACAGGTGGTACCTCATATTATTTCAAGGTCGCTGCGACAAACACTTATGGCGATATTGGAAATTATTCAGTTTACACTTCTGTCGCCGCTATTCCAAGATATCCGGCAGGAGCGCCGACTGGTGTGACTGCTTCGTCTGGCCTTCAGAGTGCAACGGTCACATTCACCGCGCCGACCGTGAAAGGTGGTACAACTGCGAATAATGCGACATCTCTTTCTTCCTACACAGTTATTGCTGCAACTTTGGAAAATGGACAATATTATCCGTTTTCTTCAACAACAAGTAGTTCATCGTCTATTACGATAGTTGGATTGACCAATGGAAATTCTTATTATTTCAAGGTTGCGGCAACGAATTCACCATACAACGATCTTGGGACGTACTCCTCATACACAACAACTGCTGTAATACCCAGAACTACACCAAGTGCACCGACAAATCTTTCTACAGTCATTGGTGGAGGCAGCGTATCAGTAAGTTTTATTCCGCCGATTGATAATGGAGGGGTTAGTATATCCTATTATACAGTATCGGCCGCAACTTTTTCGGATAGCATTTACACTCCGGTAACGACGAAGACTGGTTCATCTTCTCCGATAATAGTTACTGAATTAATGGGTGGCACTGCTTATTACTTCAAGGTCTCTGCGACGAATATATATGGCGAAACTGGTACATATTCTCCTTACACATCCGAAGCTTCTACCCCGAGGTATCCGGCGGGCGCGCCGACAAGTATTACCACGTCATTAGGAAATCAAAGTGTGACCGTCTCGTTTGTGGAACCGATATTAAAAGGTGGAACAACTGAAAATAATGCTACGTCTATTATATCCTACTCCGTAATTGCTGCAACTTTGCTAAGTGGAGTATACTATCCAGTTTTTACAACAACTCTTCCCTCTACTTCTATTACTGTTTCACAATTAACAAACGGTACATCTTATTATTTCAAGGTCGCCGCTACTAATGATTTATTTGATCTTGGGACTTATTCCACATACACAACTGCAGTAATACCCAGAACTATTCCAGGTGTACCGATAAATGTTGCTACGACTAATGGAAGCGAAAGCGTCTCTGTCAGTTTCGTTCAACCGACCGACACTGGTGGAGCTTCTATATTATCCTACAACGTCGTCTGTGCGACTTTATTGAGTGGAGTTTATACGGTTGTTACGACGACGACTGGTTCGTCTTCTCCTATTCTTATTACTGGATTGACGAGTGGTTCTTCCTATTATTTCAAAGTCGCCGCGATAAATACATTCGGCGAGTCGGGTTCATATTCTGCATATACCTCTGTTGCCGCGGTTCCCAATAGTATGGTGAACCCCATCAATAATTTCAACGTGGTTGGAGTCGGATCAAATTGTTTCACGTGTACATGGAAAACGCCGAGTCCTGCAGTTACAACGTATAGACTGGTGTATAATAACGGAACAAGTGATACCACTGTTGATATTCAGTCGTCAAGTCTTACCAAAAACGTTCAGTATGACTACTTGGGATATACATTCAGAAATATTGTTGATAGACCGACTTCATTTACAGTTACGTTAAGTTGTACGGATGCAAATTTCAATTCTGGATCTATTTCCAAATCAGTCAGTAATACAATATTGATCACGAATCCAGTTACAAATGCCAATTATTCATACAGCAATACCAATTCATTCACTGTTATAAAATTCACCGCGTCAGTAGCATCTTTTACCACGCCGAAAGATTCGTCGGATATTGCGGTCAGCAAAGCCGCATTGATTTTGGTCGGAACAGGAGGTTCCGGCGGGTCAAGTGGTGGTGGAAGTTTTTGGGAAGCTGGAGGTGGAAGTGGCGGAGGTGTTGCTTTGTATCCATTGTATAGTACTTATTCAATCACACCTTCTACTACAACATCCTCTGTTACTATTGGTGCAACCGCTTATGGAAGCTATGCAGTATCCACAGGAAATACCGGAGCAGTAGGAGGAAGCACCGTAAGCTCAGGAGCTGGAGGAACAGCGATATCCCAAACGGTGAACGGGGTAACTTTCACAAGTGGTGCAGGTGGGTCTGGGCAGAGTAATGCAACTAATGGATCAGTTGCGCGATGTGCTTCAACAGTTGGAGTAAATTTAATAATTCCAGAAATGGATATTAGTTACAACTTTAGTGGTGGAGGAGGCGGAGGAATCGATAGCGTTACTGGTGGTGACACAATGTCTAATTTTGTAAGTATATGTAATGCCAGAAATTTAATATATGGTGGTGGTAAAGGAGGAAACTCAGCCGGTACCAACCCGACGATTGCAGCAGGCGGGGCCACTGCAGGTAGAGCTAATACTGGAGGTGGTGGTGGAGGAAAAGGAGAACCAGCTTCTGGCAACGCTCACGGGGGTGGGTCCGGAGTTCTCTATATGTATTACTCGACATACAACTTCACGGTTAGTTGAGTTGCTAAAAAAATGATTTGACGTCTTATTTTATGCTTGGATTATCACTTGTTGAAATATGTATTTATCGGAAAGGGAGTCGCAATGAAATGATTCGCTTTATTAACATCTATCATTTTGCTAGCATTGCCGAACATGTTAATTACATAATGCGACGGTAATGTCTCGCTTACTTTCCATTTCTTGATAGAATCTATCTGGTCCAACGCGGGACAATCGTAAAACATATAAGAAAAATCTCTAACACTTTTTACATCCCAGCTCAACAACGACTGATTGAAAATAGTGCATAGAAAAAATGTGGAGTGAAAAGATGTGACATTGGATGTATTCCAATTAGAAATATCTTCATTAAAATTATACTTATAACTAAATAAATTACTCATATTTGTACAAAACACTGTGTTCCATTTTGAAATATGTGAAGGATCCGTTACTGAAACATTGCTACCTAAATTTTCGTACCATATGTCCACTGCATTTTTCAAATTATAAACCTCGGTAGTTGCGCTGCTGCCTGAAGAGGTCGTATAGAATCCCATCTCATTTATTTGAGCCTGTGTCAAATAAGTTCTTATATCAGCAGCAGTCATCGGTTCATAATATGTCGTACCATCCATAATCTGTTCTACAAGTGTCCTAGTAATACTTGAACTGCTCAATATGTCAGCGTTAGTGAATGATATTGAATGCAAATTTTGTGCAGTATATGCAGTGTCTCCAGCAGTAAGAAAATCGGATACAGAAAACCCTGCAGTTTTCAATTGCGTCGTTGAAAACCCAAAGTTTATACATTGTGTCACAGTCAAACCGGTCGCGACTAAATCCGATAAAGGGTTGCCATTATTTACATATTGTGTTGCAGTAAGTCCAGCATTCAGTAATTGCGCAATAGTATACCCAGCATCCAAGTACTGCGTTACTGTAAATTTACCTTCTGTCAATGCGATTGCAACAATTCCTTCGTCAAATGATTGGGTTAATGTAAAATCATCCAAGTATGAAGCCGATGTGCACATAGTTGCACCTTGGACAGATCCTCCGTCGACGCCATAGTATAACCGGGCACCAGACATGGCACTGGTCACATCGATCCAAGTCGCTGCGTTAAAAGACCCAGGTGTGCCATTCGTGACCACTCCATTTATATAACTATTTGTTCTGCCGACATCCGTATAGATGGTAAATTGATGATTCCGATTGCTCTCATCACTTTGGTCAAATACATACATATTTCCATAGGTCAGTAATAGATCCGGATTTGCAGTTGCAATCGCACCATTTGCAGAGAGCCAAAACACGTTTTCAGATACGGTAACAACATATACAATGGTGGCAGTAAGATGTGGTTCCTTATAATGTGTGTTCACATATGTCATGACTGCGGTGTTTTGATTGGACGTTAATGCGCTTGCATATATATCACAGTAAGCGATTTCCAAACGAGCCGGGGTCAAGGTATTATCTTTTTCTCCGATTGTATAAGGATTCGTTCCTCCGTTGTCCATTAAAGTTAATATATCGGAAATATTTATACCGCCGAATGATATATCATAAGATCCTTGTTCCGATCCCGCGTTGTCGTAAACCTTTCTAGTGAGGACCGTCGGGGTATTAATATCCATGGTGTAAAAAGTATGGTAAAAGTTATGTCTGAGATAGGGGGTAACTGTAATATTTATCGGCGCTGTATTGTCTGACAACGTTATTTTTATCACAATCGTTTCCAATGTAGTGGGAGCTTGAAAAGAGATACTGGATGATCCATCCGCCAATGTTCCCGAAGAATATATGAAAGAAGATGTGGAAGAAGTTATAGTATATGTCGTGCTTGGAACAATGGTATTAAATGTTATAGTGTAACTATTTCCGCTCATAATGGATGATACCTCAGTAACCGCCGTAGTTACAGGTTGCCACAAAAGTGTGTTTGTTGAGTTTGTATTGAAATTCTTAATTATATTATTAAAAGTGGTACAACCGGTAGTTCCAGTTGGCATTGCACCACCTATATAGTGGTAGTAATTGCAAGTCACACCTGAATTCGAGCTTGTAAACATATATAAATTACCACAACTTGCGTCCGTCGGTATTTGATTGCCGTAAAATGAATTTGTATGTAAAGAAATAACGGTACTTGGAACAAAAATCAATGGGATAATCCTGTTATCAATTGTAGACAAGTTCCCAGGTGAGGTATTTGATGCTTGTGTTGTCCCAACAAGAGCCCCTTCATTAATTGTCGTGATTCCGTACGGCAACAAAAGATAAGTAAATTTGTTATAACGGAATACATAGTTATCCAATGTAGTCAATGAACTTGGAACGTCAAAAAATACTGTAGTTTTGGAACCAAACATCTGGTTGGCAAATGCATAGCTACCTATGGTCGTAACAGACGTGGGTATGCGGAAATTATAATAAAGATAACAAAATGAACTGCTTCCTATTTGTGTTATTGTATTTGGAATAGTCAAAGTGCCAATACGAACATCATATGGGCTGGTATTATTCGTCTTAGTAACAGTGTAGGTTACATTGTTTACAACAAATGACGATAATATAATAAGGTTCGGAGTGAAATATTGCGCACTGATTGTTGAATGACCGGATACAGCTCCCGAATTCAATACACCAACTGTGTATGAATAAATCAGTACGGAATTTGGGTCGGTATACGTTCCAGTCGCCAACAACGACGCCCAATTCTCAATCTCCGCTGTGAAATATATCTGTCCGACTTCTTCGTGTGTCGTCTCCATTACCCAGTCTCCGCCTAACTTCATATTTCCCGTATTGTCATCCGATGCTCCGATCACCACTCCTGTTTTTAATCGCAATAACTGATAATATTGTTTCCATTTATCGTTTCCCAATGTACTACACGCAAGAAAGTCTACGTGCGTGATGGATTTGAATTCAATCAACAGATCCAGCATAAACTGCACATTTCGGGAATAAGTTTCCACCGATTCTCCTAAATCAGTATCTGTGAAAAACGGTTCCTGGTTCATGAAAATGGGCGACTCTTCCTGACCTCCAAAATGAAAGGCAAACCCGATCCGATTTAAAGCCGAATCATTAGGAGACGATGAAAACCAATTCCGAAAACATTGCATCACTTCGTCCGTCGTTGAATTATTGCCGTATCCTATTTCCAACGTTTCTTGATTGATATAGGTTTTCAATGACAGGACAGTTGAATGGACAAACAACACGTTTTTCAAAAGGTTCACATTTCGGTCAGTAATTTCATATTCAAGAAGAGAAGTTTCCATTCTTTTCTTTATATGTAGTTTTGATTTTGTATATTTCGGACGACTTGGGTACAAATATAAAGAATACTTAACAAAAATGAAACCATGGCAATTAAAACGATTGAACAGAGAACTGCGCGACTATCCGTTTGTTTTGCAAAGCGACGAAGATACAATCAGTTTCCATTTCGGTAAATATTTTATAATAGCGAGTGATTTTTCGCGATATCCCTTTTTCCCGCCGCAAATTTCAATAGATGGAAAACCTCTTTCCTATACGCCTTCTTATTTTCCCCCGCGTTTATTGGAAGACTATTCCAAAAAACACCCGTGTCCTTGCTGTGTAAGTATCATGTGTCCTGAAAATTGGTCTCCCTCATTCGGCATTAAGGACATTTTACACGAATACGTCCTTTTCGTAAATAAACTGATTACATTCCAGAAACTGAAAATGTTCAAAGGCGCAAAACTGCCAAATGATATGATCTACGAAATCGCTTCTTTTTTCTGATTATTCGTCTTCGGTCTGCCTTTGAAGATGCTGTCATCTTTTCCATTTTCATCACCACCTTCTTGAAAGAAATATTTCCCCTTCTCTCCGCAGATTTCTTTAC